ACCAGATAGAGCTTTGTCTGGTCGGTGCCGTCTTGGTAGTAGTCCCGCATATAGATGGCACGGCACGGTCTTTCCCTGTTTGCGGAGATCTGCTTGTAAGCCTCGATGCTCCTGGCACTAATCTCTACGAGCGGATTGCAGTCGGCGAGCACTTTGATATGAGGCTTTGCCGACGAGCCCTTTGGCGTCGGGACTATCTCAAATGACGGAGTGAAGCGGAAGTCCTTTCTGGGCAGTTTGCCGCCAATCCAGTTATGATCGGTAACGGTAATCCATACCTCAAGCGAATCCTTTGCAAGCTCGATGCCTGTCCGCCTGCGCCTCACCTGGGCGACCTTGGCCCTATACTGCGCCTCGCGTCTAGCCTCGCGTCTAATCAGCTCGTCTTCCTCGGAGAACGGAACAGGAATCTTCAGCGTTTTCTGGCGTTCCCACCACTGCTCCAAGAGTCGGGGCTCCGCAGTCAGGCTGACTAGCTCGGGGACGCCGGGGGAGTACATGCCGGTCTTCTTGACCTTGAGACGGAACGTGAAGCCGGCCGCCACCATCTCCTTGAGGAACCCGAGTCCTGAGTAGGTAAACCCGAATGCGGTGCCGTTGTAGGAAAGTGGCGTATCTCCAAACTCGGCGCTGTCCGCCGTCGTGCCGGTCGACTTGCTGTGGATGACCATATCGCGACCGAGCGGATCGACGTAGAACTCGGTTCCTTTCCGGATGCCCTTGAAGGGAACACCGACGTAGGTAAATACCGTCTTCTCGAAATTGCCGTCGATGTCTATGACGCGCGCGGCGGGGTGCCTACCATCTTGTGCGGACATGGCGGCAGAGCGAGGCGTGCCATTGCTCGTCAAAATCGCTTTGGCCAATGAGCTGAACAATCCCATGAATACCTCCTTATCCCGGAAGCCGCCCGATTGCGGCTACGGCGATTGTGCCCGCGGCCGTTATGGCCGCCGACAGCACGCCGGGGTCCACGTTCACTTACACCGCCTCCTGAACGGCAGGACATTCGGAAAAGTCGCGCGAGGCCGCTGCCGCGTTACGCGCAGACATGAGGAGCCCGGCGCGTTGGTCAGGCGTGCACGCGTCGTAGCAGTCGCCCAGCTCGTCGCGCTCTGGGTCGCTCCTTCGCGGTCTCTCGCGCGGGTGCGTGGCGTACCAGTCGCAGAGGTCGTTCGGGGTGCAGCCGAAAACAACAGATATCGCGTAGGCGTCTTCAAGCGTAAGAGCTACCTCTTCTCGTTCGAGAGAGGCATAGCGGCGCTCTTTCATCCCAAGGGCTTTAGCGGCTTCAGATTGGGTCTTGTAGCCGGCCTTTTTACGCCAAATCTTCAACGAGAGTTTAAACATGCTTCCTCCTTCTCTTAGGGAGAAGTCTACGTGATTCACGTACAAGTAGCAAAGAAATACGTAAATCTCTCTTGACACGACGTGAATCATGTTGATACTTGAAACCGCAACGTGAATCGCGTTGGTTACACAGAAGGGAGGTAGCCAATGCCAGAGTTCCGCTCGGCAGTCCGTCGAGGCCTGAAGGTCGCAATGGCCGAGGCCGACATGACCCCACGCGAGCTGGCTGAGAAGTCCGGCGTGTCCTACGACGCAATTTCGAAGTACCTGCGCTGCGAGACCACGCCGCTGCTCGAGACGGCCTGCAAGCTCGCCGAGGCGCTGGGCTGCTCGCCTAACGATCTCTGCGGCATCGAGTAGGCCGCGAGTCAGATTTTCCGAACCCCACGAGATGTGTTTTCCGAACCTTGAAAACCGAATGGCACGACTACCGCTCCTGGCCGAAAAGGAGCGGAAAACGGATGCAGGCGGGCGTGGCGGCCGAAAGGGAGCACGCGATGGATAAGGACCCGTGCGTTGGTAAGTGCGAAAAAAACGCGCCCGTGACGAAGGACGACTTCGTCCAGGCGCTGGCGGGGCTGGGCATGGGCATTTGCGAGAAGGTCGAGAGCGACCGCGCGAGCCGCGACGAGATGCAGCTCCTCGTCGCGCTCGCGGAGACCACCCTCGACCTCCTCTGATACGCCTAGCCTGCTTGTCCTGGAGCTTGACGAGCTTGTCGTACACGCCCTCGAGGAACTTCGTGGCGTTGTCGACCTGGACGACCTTGTCATGGCCGCCCGTCGGGCTCGAGAGGGCCGCGACCGTCAGCTCGACGGCCTTCTCGAGCGCCCATTTCTTCTCATCAGTCATCTGATCACCTCCCCCCGAGGGGAGATTCTAGGCCGTCGCGCCCGCCTGCATCCGAAGCACCAAGCGCACGCGCCACGAGGCGCACCGGGGACCGTGGCCCCACACGGATACGGCAGTTCCCCCAACCGTAAACAAAGGCTTTGACGAGTGCTCCTTCGGGCGGCGGCGACCGTCGCTCCCCGGCGCTCCTCGCGGCGCGTGCGTGGAACTACCCCGGTGCGCCGGGGAGACGCAAGAAAAATGGCCCCACGTCCGCCAAGACACAGAGGGGCCACTGACCTAAAGGAGGCCGATTCTCATGATAGACGAGTTTTCGAACGTACCGCCGCAAGTGGTGGACGTGCTCTCTGCGTTCACAGCGGTCGCGCTCATCGCCCTGTTTGCGTGGTTCATTCGGCTGCTAGGCAAGTTGGAGGCGATTGCGAGATGAAGGCACGAGAGATGGCCGAGAGGGCGGGACTCAAGCCCCGCCTCATGTACACGATCGCTGAGACTTCTCAGTACACCGGCATCAACTACCACATTCTCTTGGACGAGGCGGGCGCGGGACGGCTGCGCTGCATGCTCCCCGTGGGCAAGAAGCGCGGGCGCTACGTAAGCCCCGAGGACGTGGACGCGTGGATTGCCGCCAACACCAAATGAGGGGCCTCGCGATAGCCGACCGCGTTGACGGAGGCGTCATGTACGCGAGGAAGGATGGCACCTACCTGGGCGTGCACGAGATCGAGCGCGACGCGCCGAACAAGGTGCACGGAACGGGCGCGGTGCGCGAGCGCATCGAGCTTGGCAAGTTTGACAACCGCATCGCGGCGATGGCCGCGTTTAGGAGATGGATTGCGAATGAAGCCTAACGACCAGATCGAGACCCTCATCAAGGCTCTCAGCGACACGCAGGACAACGCTCGCATTTGGCAGAGCGCCTACGACTCGAGCGCGTCGAAGTGCAAAAGACTTGAGAGCGAAGTCAAGCAGCTCAACGACGAGCTTGACGAGCTTAGGCCGAACGCGAAGCCCGCGGGCGGTGAGGCCGATGAGTAGGGAGGCGCTGACCCGGCTCGCTGTCGCCCAAGCCGTGTACAAGGCGATGGGCGACCAGCTCGCCACGAACGGCGGCGAGCGTGGCAACAACATCCGCACGAAGGCAGACGATATGCTCAGGTCGTCGTTCGAAGAGCTGGGCACCGACCGAATCGCGCTCGAGGTCAACGGCGAGAGGGTGGGCACGCTCAGCGCCCGAATCACAAAGCCGACGAACGAGGTCGGTTACACGCTCGCCAACCTGGACGAGCTTGTCGAATGGCTCAGGGGCGGCGAGGGCTACGCAGTCCTTACCGAGGTCGTCAAGAAGCAGTGGGAGGAGTTCGCCAAGGCGAGCGTCGACATGGACGGGGAGGTCCCGCCCGGAGTCGACGCGAGCATGTACAGCGTCCCGGCCCGATGGGGCGGCACGACGCTCCGCGTTGACGTGGCCAAGGTTCGCGACGCGCTCGGAGCGGGGCTTCCCGCCGCCGTCGCGGGCGTGATTGCCGGGGAGGCGTAGCAGATGAAGTCAGCAACTGAGATGTCGCTCTGGAACCTCAAAGGGGCCACGGGCATGACCATGAGCGCGGCGCTGAAGCTGTCCGGGTTCGAATTCAGCGAACGTGACGCCAGCGCCGAGATGGTCGCGAGCCTGGCGCTCAAGATGTTTCCCGACGTGACGCCGCGCGACCTCGTGGCGCTCGGCACTGGCGCCAGCAGCGCTGTCTCCGTCATCACGGATGGCATGGATGGCATGGCCGGCGGCAGCGACTTTGAGGTGTTCGCAAGCATGGTCAACTCGCTCCGCGCGACGATTGACAGTGTCGAGGACAAGTACGGCGTGTCGCTGTCCGGCGGCGCGACGAAGCGGCTTTGCGCGGGCAGGGGTGAGTGAGGTCGGCTCATGTCGAAATCTAAGGACATCGGCACCGCGTTCGAGACGGCGTGCGCCCGATGGCTGGCCAAGCGGCTGGGCCAGCGCGTCGAGCGCAGGGCGCTCCACGGCACCATGGACGAGGGTGACCTCGGTTGGCTCCGCAGCTCGACTGGCCTTGACGGCATCGTCGAGTGCAAGGCGGGGAGGCAGGCCGAGGCGGCCGCGCCCGCCGACGTGGCCGAGTGGCGGAGGCAGACCGACGCCGAGCGCGAGAACGCCGGCGCCGGGTTCGCGCTGCTCGTGCTCAAGACTAGGAACGTTGGCGAGGCGAGGTTCGGCCGCACGCGCTGCGACCTCACCGTGGCGGACCTCTGCCGGCTCGTCGGCAGGGAGCCGACGGACGCGAGCGCCGAGATATGGGTGAGCGTCGACCTCGACACGGCCTGCCGCCTGGTGGGGCGCGCGATGGTGGGGCGCGCGAATGGGGACTAGGGGCATCGCCCGCGTCACGCCAGAGCAGCTCGCCGCTGAGTTCGACTACAAAAGCGAGCTGTGGAGGGTGCACCTGGAGCCGCCCATACGCGGCCTGTTCGCCGCCGAGGGCGAGGAGCTGACCACCGTTCTCGCGACGCTGCACATATGCGAGAGGGACGGCGCCCTGCCGGGCGGCTGGTCGCTCGCGCCGACCCGGGACCCCGTCCAGCAGTGGGTCGACGTGGGCTGGTGCGAGTGGCTGGTCGTGCACGAGGGCATGATGCCGTCGCTCGTGGGGTGCCTGAGGCGCAACGGGTGCCACGGGCGCTACCGCAAGGCGGGCACGGAGAGGAGCTACGGGTTTTGATGACGAAGACGAAGGGAGAACGATGGGCGAGATAGTTAGGTACGAGACCGCCGACGGCGGCTCGATGGAGCTCACGCCGAGGAAGGTGGTCGAGTTCCTGGTTGCGCCAAAGGACCGCGCCGCCATGAACGACCGCAACGTCGCGATGGTGATGGCGACCTGCGCCGCGCTCCGGCTCAACCCGCTCGCGGGCGACTGCCACATCGGCGTTTTCAAGGGCAAGCCGACCATCATGCCGTCAATCGACTACTACCAGAGGGTCGCGGCGGCGCAGGAGACGTTCGACGGGATGGACAGCGGCGTCCTCTACTCCGACGGGGACGGGCTGCGGCGCAGGAGCGGGTGCGTCGTGCCGCCGGGCTGCGAGCTCGTCGGCGGGTGGGCCACGGCCTACGACAGGTCGAGGTCGCATCCCGTGGACGTGGAGGTCGCGCTCTCCGAGTACGACCAGGGCAACGCCATGTGGGAGGCCAAGCCCGCGACGATGATTCGCAAGGTCGCCAAGGCCCAGGCGCTGCGCGAGCTGTACCCGGGCTGCTTCAAGAACACGTACGTGTCCGAGGAGATGCCGGACGAGAGCGGCCCCGTGCCGTCGAGTTGCGTGGCGGGGCCGATGCCGGACGTGCCGGACTTCGGCGACGTGCCCGAGGGCGAGCCGGTGCCGGACGAGGCGTACGAGGACGTCGCGCCGGACTTCGTCGGCGACGGCACGGAGAACGACGAGAACAAGGAGGACTAATGCAGGGTTACCAGGGATACGGCGACGTGGTCGCCAGGCAGGGCGGGGCGCCGCAGGTCGATCCGGGCGGCTACGCCTGCTTCATCGCCGCCGTCGAGGACGGCAGCGCGGAGCCGAACCCGTACATCGGGCTCACGCTCAACCCCATCGACCCGAAGACCAACAAGTACATGGTCACCGACCGTGAGGAGCTGAGCGACCCGGAGCGCAGCTGGCGCTACACGTACCGCTTCTTTATCGGCGAGTACGGCGGGGGCGGCATCGACTGGGGCCGCATGAAGGCGCTCACCGAGGCCGTCGAGCAGACCACACAGAACAAGGGATTCACCTACGACGGAACCAAGGACGGCGCGGAGCAGACGCTCGTCGGCAAGTTCGTCGGCTGCGTCTTCAAGCGCGTGGGCTACGTCCGCAAGTCCGGCAAGCACGCCGGCGAGTACGCCGAGGCCATCCAGCTCGGCGGCGTGACCACCGCCGACAAGGCCCGCTCGGGCGACTTCCCGCCCAAGTGGGCGGAGCCCAGGGGCGTGAGGACGGAGGAGGAGAAGGCCGCCACCGCGCCGCGGGCGCCGCAGGTGACCCCGCCGCCCGTCGCGCCGCCCCAGCCCGACCTCGCCGAGGAGGACATCCCGTTCTAGGGAGGAAGGTGGTTCGGACATGCCAGACTTCATGATGGACTCGTTCAGGTTCACCAAGAGCTTCTGCGAAGCCCTCGACACCATGGACGACGAGCAGGCCGGCGAGCTGATCAAGGCGGTGGCGCACAAGGTCTTCTACGACAGGGACCCGGGCGGCTTCTTCGCCTCGATGAGCGTCGAGGCGGCGTACCCGCTGATGGTCGCCGCCGCGTTGGACACGTTCGTCGGCACGCGGCCCCCGCGACCGGAGACGCTTCAGGCCTAGGACGGAGACAGAAACCAGGACACGTCCACGGGGCGGTGGCGCGAGCCGCCGCCCCCGCCATGAGGGGAGGTGAGACGGTGGCGACGGACAGCTTCAAGTTCTGGGACAGCTACCTCGAAGCCTGTGAGGATTACACGGACGAGGAGTTCGGCGCGCTCATACGCGCCCTCGCTCGAGCGGTGTTCACGGGCGAGCAGCCTGACTTCTCCGACCAAGACAAGTATCTGAAGTCGACTTTCAAGGTGATGCTGGCTCAAGCCGAACAGTCGCGGAAGATTGCGGCCACAGCTCGGGAGAATGGCCGCAAATCGAGTGGGAGACCTAGAAAAAACCAGTCGGAAACCAAGCGGTTTAACGAAAAGAAAAGAGAAGAAGCGAAGAGAAACGAAGCTTCTTCTCTCTCTTCTCTCTCTAACGAAGACGACCGCGCGGGGGCAGGCGCTGACGCGCCGCCCCCGCTGCCGTGAGCGGGGAGTGGGCCGACCCCTGGGACGAGCTGAGGGCGAGGGACGCGCCGGTGCGCGGCTGGGTCGAGGAGTGCCTCCTTGGCGGCCGCGACCCGCTGCGCACGGACACCCCGCTCGACCGAGCCCTGGGCGGCGGACTCATGCCCGGCGTCACGGTGCTGGGCGGCCAGGCGAGCGTCGGCAAGTCCGCGCTCGCGTGCCAGGCGGCGGCCAACGTCGCGGCGAGGGGGCTGAGGGTGCTCTACCTCACGCTCGACGACTCGTGGGAGAACGTCTGGGCGAGGTGCGCATCGGCCTGGTCGTGCTCCGGCGCGGAGGGCGCGACGCCCTTCAGGTGGAGCGACGTGCCGGCCGAGCGCAGGAGGCTCAGGGCCGAGCAGCACTCGTCCGACCGCGGCAGGTGGGCGTTTGACGCCTGCCAGCGCGAGGGCATGGCCAGGACGGCGCAGCTCTTCGCCGAGCGCGTCGGGCCGAACCTTGCGCTGGTGGACTCCATGGGCACGGTGGGCGAGGTCGAGGGCACGATCTCGCTGCTCGGCGAGCCTCCCGCGCTTGTGGTCGTGGACTACCTGCAGCAGTACCGCGCCGACGACCAGCAGGCCGACGGGAGCGAGTACTCGCGCGTGAGCGCGGTGGCCTCGGCATTCCAGCACCTGGCCATCGGGCTCAGGGTCCCGGTGCTCGAGCTCTCGAGCCTGCGCAAGCTCGGCAGGCAGGACTCGGACCCGTCGCTCGACTGGTTCCGCGGCTCCGGCGTCGTCGGCTACGCGGCCCAGGCGGCCGTCGTCGTGACGAGGCGCGAGGGTGGCGAGACGGACGGCGCCAGGCCGGTTGCCCTGAACGTGGTCAAGAACAAGGCCGGGCGGGCGGGCTTCGCGACCGACGCCTGGTGCTACGGAGCCTGGAGCGTCATGAGGGAGGGACGGGATGGCTAGGTGGTGCCCGCTGTCGGGCGAGCTGTGCATGGGCGCGGCCTGCGCCTGGGCTGTGCCCGGCGGGTGCGCGGTGGCGGTGCTCGCGGGCGGCGGGCCGAGGCCGGGCGGTGGCGAGGGACGGCGCGCCATTCCTGACTGGCCCGTCAGCCCGCCCCTAGCCGGGAGGTACGTCGAGCTGTCCGACGTGGCCAAGACGAAGGAGGTGTGACGCATGGCGGACGGAATCAGTCCCGACATCCGACACGCCTGCGCGAAGGTTCGGCGCGAGTGCTACCAGGCCCACCGTGACGAGCGCATCCGCAAGCTGGCGAAGAAGGAGACAAACAAATGAATCTAGAGGACTTTTTCATTTCTGAGTACGAAAGGCTGAAGGACGAGAACGAGAAGCTCAGGTCGCAAGTGGCCAAGCTCTCCAAGCCGGACGACACGGCTGGGCTGCTCGGCGTGCGATGTGTCTCAACCGAGGTCGAAGCTGTGAATACGACCAGCGCAAGCAGCTACAAGCTGCGTGAGTACATCTTCAAAGGCAAGCCGTCCTCGTATCTCGAGAAGAAGAAGGCCGACATCGACAACGTCGAGAAATGGCCCTCGCGCGGATACGACAGGGCGCTTTCCATCTCTCGAGAGACCTTCGCGATGCTCATCGAGGTGAAGACGATTGGCTATGTTCGCAGGTTCCTGGTGGACAACAGCTGCAACATCAAAGAGCTCAGCGACATGGAGCAGGGAGAGTGGTGTCTCGCCGAGCAGGAGGCGGAGCTCGTCGAGGATGCGAAGAGGGAGCTCCTCGAAGAGATGGACGACGCGATCAGGCGCTTGAAGGACGAGGAGGCGAAGCAGGAAGCGGACAGCCACCAAGGAGAGGCGAATGACTAGCGACGGGGGGCGCCGCGAGGGACGGCTCGCGTACGAGCCGACGCGGCAGCCCGAGTTCGTGCCCGACCGCGCGGCAATCCTCTACGGCCTGCGCAAATTCGGCATCGACGCGCCGCAGAGCGTCGGAATCAAGCGAGAGACCATCAGGAAGCTGCTCGATGGCAGCACGACGAGGCCGACCGCGTCGCTGATGATGCGGCTCGCGCGGCTCTTCGAGTGCGAGGTCGAGGATCTGATGAAGGAGGCATAGATGGACGAGACGGGAGAGCCATGTGCGAGGCGGTGCTGCGACTGCGCGCACTTCATGGTGCTAGACGACTGGCCTCGCTGTCTGGGCGAGTGGTTCGGGGTGTGCTCTAGGCAAATCGATGACGAGTTCGGGGCACTTGTGAGGCCCGAGACGCTCCTCGACTTCGCCTACACCTACGGCCGACACGGCGAAGACGACTGCGAGAATCCGAGTGAGTGGTTTAAGGGATGGTAGCGATGACGAAGGCGATGATCAGCCAGCCGATGGCCGGCAAGACAGGCGAGCAAATCGTGGCGGCCCGCGAGAAGGCGACGGCATACCTTGAGGCCATGGGCTACGAGGTCGTGAACACGCTGTTCACCGACGAGTGGTACAGCGACGAGGCCATGGAGGGGCGTGGCGTGGTGCAAGTCCCGCTCTGCTTTTTGGCCAAGTCATTCGAGAACATGAGCCTGTGCCATGCGGCCTATTTCTGCAAGGGCTGGGAGAAGGCGCGCGGATGCCGCATCGAGCACGATGCCGCCGTCGCATACGGGCTTGAGGTGCTGTATGAGGATTGACGACGATGAGCGCCGCGCCGTGGCTGCGCGGATGCGGAACGGCGGGGTTGCGCGGAACTCTGAGGAGGCGTATGTGCTCCTGCTTTCGCGCATCGGCATAAGGCCACAGCTTCCTGCCACGAGCACCTACGAGAACGCGATGGCGCGCCTTGCCGACCTCATCGACCCGGGGGGAGAAAACGATGATTAGCGACAAGGAGCGCCGCAAGGTGGCTTCTGCCTTGCGTGGAGACCCTAACGACACGCTTATCCCCCAGTCGCGCGATGGCTTCGATGGCATGACCTACCACGAGGCGGCATTCCGATTCTGGAATATGTGCCGCAGGGTCAGGGACGCATCCGACGTTGACATCGTCTATAGCACAACAAGCGTTCTCGCAGACCTGATCGACCGCCCGACGTGTTTTGACACAGAGAGCAAGGACAGCAAGTCGTTCACATGCAGTGCTTGCGGGTTCTCCGAAAGCAAGCTCGTCGTAAGCCCGTTCACTTTAAGTTTTCTTTGGTGTAAGCCTAGTTACCGCTTCTGCCCCAACTGCGGAGCGATGGTGGTGAGCGGCGTCGTTGCTTGACATGCGCACATGCCGCTCAGACGCAACAGTGGCCACGCTGAGGGCAGATTGCAACGATTCGGCTACAAGTACGCAGGAGAACGAAAACAGGCGCTCAGATTGACTCTGAGAGCCTTGCAGTTATCAAGATAAGTGCCCGCGATGCAGGGCAAGGTGACGAGATGAGAGGAGTCGCGATGAGCGACAAGAACTTTGAAGCCTGGGGGACAATTGACCTCCCACGCGACAAGGAAGGGCGATTCGTGCCGCCGACGGTACGCAGGCTGTACTACAGAGATGGCGCCCCCTATGAAGTGAAGTGGCTCTGCCTCTCGCCCATGGAGGTCAGGATTTCCGATGGGCCCGCCATCGTGGCATGGCGTGCGGTGCTCGACGGCATCGACGAAACCGTGCCCTTAAAACAACTGTGCCTCGAGCAACCAGACTCCTGGGAAGCGCTCGAGAGGGACGCCGATGTGGACCCACTCGATTACTGCGCCATGAATGGAGTCAAGGTCTCAACTGGTCATACCCCGTACAGCCGCTTCGCCCGCGACCTGGTGCGTCGTGCGAAGGCGCTGGCCGGGGCCGATGGCAAGGGCGGCGAGGTGGGGGACGACGAGTGACGACGGCGCGGCCGCGAGGTCGGCAAGGCATAAGCCAGGAAAACAAACGAAAGGGGAGAGCAAATGGCTAGCCCATGCATTCACGGTGACGTTTGCCGCGCCTACATTCGTGAGAGGGGGTGCATCTTGCGCAGCACGTGCCCTGGGTGCGAGCACTATGAGCCAATGTATGCAATGCCTGGCGTGTCGGCTGTCGATGCGTCCGGCTTTAGGCATTGCCCGGTTGTGGAAGGGATTGTCCACGAGATGCATCGGAGAGTGTGAACCCTGCGACTTCCCGTTTTGGCACAGCATCGCACGCCGCATCAAGTTCACCATCGTCGACATGCGCAAGACCGCCGAGAAGTGGTGCGAATGACGGCGCCGGCCTCGGGCGCGCCTGCCCCAAGGAGACCGGCCCCTTTGCCTAACCCTCAACCTAAGCTTTAGGGTTATACTTACAACCTGAGCTAAAGGCCTGAATTCGCGGAGGCGGCGCATGTTGGCTATCGAGTCCTTTTGGACGTTCCTGGTGTCCCTATTCCTGACGACGGTGGCGCTTTGCTCGCTCTAGCGCCCGCCCGCGTCCGCGCGGCGGCGCCTTCCGACTACGCAGACGCCCGCGAGTTCTTCGCCGCCGTGCGCGACGCGTCGCGCGAGGCCGGACGAATCCAGTCGACGGCGCATAGGATGCAGGACTCCGAGGGGCTGCGAGGCTCCGGCGGCTTCGAGCCGCGCGTGCGCTCGACGAACCCAGACCCCTCCGGCATGTCCCGCGTGGACGCGCGAATCGACTTCGAGGCGGCGAACGAGCGACGCTTGGAGGAGGACTACGCGCTCATCGACGCGGCGTGCGCCGTCATCTACGGGCGCGACGGTCGCGGCGACGGGCTCGAGCGCCTGATGGGCTCCGCCGTGTCCGACTGCATGTGGTGGCGATTCTGCGCCGCCGAGTCGTGGTCAGTCGTCGCCGACGCCTGCGGATACTCCAAAAGCCAGGCCCGCCGCCTGTGCGCCCAGGGACTTGACGCGTGCGACTTCTTCGGGTGGGCGAACGTGGTTGACGGCATCGGCGGCGCGGAGGACTAATGTAACGGGTAATGTAATCCGCGGCTTAACTAATGTGATCGCGCGTCACGCGGCCCCGCTCGCTTCGGCGTGCGGGGCTATTTCTTCGTCTAAATAAATATTAGCGAATATTAAATATGCTGTTGACAGGCTATTAGCAAGTGCTAATATATAAGACGTCAAGAGGAGGTGGACATGCAGAGACGCGAATTGGTGAGAATCCTCGAGGCGAACGGATGGAAATCGCGAGGCGGCACCAACCACGAGCACTTCTGGAAGGAAGGGAAGATGGTCATGGTCAAGAGGCACCGCGAGATAGAGGACCAGACGGCCAAGAGAATCCTCAGGGAGGCGGGGCTCAGGTAGCCCCGCCCCTCGGGGGGGCATCGCGTGTCGCATGAGAAGGAGATAAGCATGGTTTACGTATGGGAGTTCGAGTTCTTCGAGTCGGGCGGCTACGTCAACGCCTGGCCATGCCCGCCGATGGAGGGCGGGACGTTCGGCGTCGACTTCGACGACGCCATGGACTCTGCCGTCGATTGGCTGTCTGGGATGGTCGACGCGCACCTGACCGACGGCCTGGAGCTGCCGGAGAGGTCGCTCGGCCACGAGCCGCGCCACGGCGGGACCGTCATAGCGGTGGCCGTGTCGCGCGAGCTGGGCGACATCCCGGCCATGACGGCTGCGGACGCGGCGCGGGAGCTTGGAGTGTCGAGCGCCCGCGTGGCGCAGCTCTGCAAGGCCGGGCTGCTCGACTCGTGGAGGGACGGGACGCGGCGCATGGTGTCCCGCGCGTCGGTCGAGGCCCGCAAGGAGGACGTCCCCGCGGCGGGGCGCCCGCTCGCCGTTACAATATAGACGCCGGTTCGCGTCGGCATGGCAAGCCCGTTCCGCTTCGGCGGGGCGGGCCGTTTCTATTTGCGTCGTGCGCCGGCTATCTAGTTAGTTATCTAGATAGCCGCAGCTAGACCGCCAAAAATCATGGCACGCCATGAGCACCCATGAGCAGCCCCGGTACGCTTCCGGCGTTATATAACTAGACTGCGCATTTGCGCGAGACGATCAATCACGAGGGCGGTTCCCGGTGTCGCGGGGCCGCCCTTCTTCGTATGCCGAGGCGGCCAATGGTAACCCGCGACGAGATGCTCCGCATCGCCCGACGCTACGACACCCTGCCAGCCCGCGCGATGCTCGCGGCGCTTGGGTTCCCGCGCGAGGCACCCACCCCCAGGCGGCGCCCCAGGGGCAACGCCCGCGCCGCCGCCGACCGCGCGCGGTACCGCGCCCTGCGCTGGTGCTTCCGCAACTTCGGAAGCCCGGTGCGCTAGTCGTGGCGACCAAGTCACGCTACGCCAACGGCCACGCGCGTCGGCAGATACGCGCCTGGCTCAGGGCGCAGGGGCTGCCGTGCCACATATGCGGCAGGCCAATCGACTACGACCTGCCTGCGGGCGACCCGAGGAGCTTCGAGGTTGACGAGATAGTGCCCGTCTCGCGCGGAGGCTCGCCCATCGACCGCGCGAACGTGGCGCCTGCGCATCGCGTCTGCAACCAACGCCGAGGCAACCGCATGGCCGGCGACGCCGGGGCGGCCGGACTGGCGGTGAGAAGAAGCCGCGACTGGTAGGGGGTGACCCCCTCCACCCGCTCCAAAGGCGCGCCCGCTGGCATTGCGCCCTTATAGCGCGGGCCCATATTTCCACAAGCAAACTAAGGATGCTGAGCGATGGGAAAGCCGAAGACTCGCGGAGCAGAGCGGTTTCGCACTCGCGTTATTTCGACGACAAGGTGTGCGGCTAGTACCTGCTTCCCGGCGTGCGCAATGCCCCGTCGTCAGGGTAGCGAAACTCGACGCTGAACCCGTAGCGCTTGAGCTCCGCTGCGACGGCGCGCGCGTTGGCGTTGGCCACTCCGTACCACCCCTCGTCGCGGCCGAGCTCGTCGTACTGCTCCTGGCTGCGGTAGTAGGTGAGCGTCACGGCGTCCGGCATGCGCCCGGTTTCTTCCTGTGCGCGCATGGTCACCTCGCGGCAGTGCTCGGCTATGCTTTCCTGCGTGAGCGCGTACCCGCAGAGCACGTCCCAGGCGTCCTGCGGGGGCTCGTAGCCCTTCATGCCCGGCTGCTCCCAGCGCTTGACGCTGCGGGGATTCACGCCCAGCTCGTCGGCGAGATTCGCCTGCGTGAGGCCCACAGTCTCGCGCAGTGCGGCGAAGTCCGCCTTTGTTCTCTTGCCCATCTAGTCCTCCTCGCGGCTCTTGAAGGCCGTCCACTCGGTGGTGCGGAGGCCGCGCATCTTACCGTCCTCAAGCACGTAGTAGCGGGCCTCCGGCAGGTGGTCCATGAGGTACGCCCTCACGCGCCGGCCGTTGAGTTCGACCGAGCCGACGTGGCGGAACGTGTGCGGCGCCTTGCCCGCGACGGTCGTTGTCTCGATGACCTGCTGCGGCTCCGTCGGCTCGGTGACGACCAGCTCGCGCAGCCAGTCGCGTGAGACCGTGTGGCCATTGGGCTGATGCTTCATTCTGCTCAGGATGACATTGTTCGTGCCGTGGATGGGACGGACGAAGACACGCTCGCCCTTCTTGAAGTGGTGGTCTCCGAACTGCTGAGTCTTGGCCATGGTGTACTTCATGATCTGCTCCCTCTCTTGGAGTTCGGGGTGCCCCGTTGGCTCCCTCTCGTTACTTGGTACTATAGTCCCCAAACGGGACTATAGCAACAACTTTTTTTAGAAATCTCTGGTGGTGAGACTATGGCCCACATCAAGCTCACGACCGCATGCAGCCGAGGAGACCCGCGCGGCGTGTACGAGGCCCTGCGCTTCGACATGGCCAAGAAGCTCGAGCAGACCGACTCCGGCCGCGACTACGCCGCCATCGCCAAGTCCCTCATCGACGTCCAGGAGAAGCTCGACGAGATGGGGGCGCGCGAGTCGAGGGCGACCGGGCAGCGGGCCTCGGCTCTCGCGCAGGCACAGCGCCGCCACCTGAAGGTAGTCAATGGCTAGGCTCGGTGCGCAGGAACCGACGTTCGAGGTCGTGGGCGACTACGCCCGCACGGACGGCCCGGAGATAGTCTCGACGCTCGCGGCCTACGGCTTCGAGTTCGACGAGGCGCAGGCCCACCAGCTCGACCTCTACGCCGCCAAGGACGCCACCGGCGCCCCGGCGGCCATGACCATAGGCCTCTCGGAGCCGCGTCAGAACGGCAAGAGCCACGCGGCGCGCTGGTACGCGGTCTGGTGCGCGGCAATCTGCGGCATGCTGGTGGTCTACTCGGCGCACAACGGAAACGTGGTCGCCGACTTCTTCAAGCTGCTCGACCTCGTCTTCACCAACGAGGACAACTACCCCGACTTCCACGCCATGCTCGACGGCGAGCCGTACAGGCAGCCCGGCAGTCAGGAGATACGCTTCACCAGCGGCGGGCGCATCCGCTTCTCGACGAGGACCAACAGCAAGTCGCGCGGCGGCACCTGCTCCATCATCATCATCGACGAGGCACAGGAGCTCACTGACGCGCAGCTGAACGCCCTGCTGCCGACCAGTTCCGCGAGTCCCGACGGCGTGCCGCAGACCATCTACATCGGCACCCCTCCCGACCCCACGTGCGCCGGCACGGTCTTCCGCCGCCTCCACGACGAGGCACACTCGGCCCCAGGACCGGATAGCTGGTGGATGGAATGGGCCGTGGACGAGCTGCCAAGGGAGGGCGCCGACCCCGACGAGCTGCTGGAGCTGGCCTACGCGACGAACCCGGCGCTCGGCGTGCGCATCAACGAGCGCACCGTCCGCAACGAGGCCCGTACCATGGGCATTGACGGATTCGCCCGCGAGCGCCTGGGGTGGTGGAGGCCGGGCGGCACGCAGGAACCGCCGCTCATCGACCCCGCCAGGTGGGACGAGTGCCGCGTGGCCGACGAGGACGCCATGCGGGATGGCATCAAGGCCTTCGGCGTGAAGTTCTCGCCGGACGGTCAGACCGCCGCGCTCAGCGTGGCCCTCGCCCGGAAGGGCGGGGCGTCCTACGTCGAGCTCATCGAGGTCTCCGGCACCTCGCGCGGAACCGACGGCCTGGCCGACTGGCTGCTGGCCCGCGCGAATGACACAGCGGCGCTGGCAATCGACGGCAAGAGCGGCACCGCGCCGCTCGTGAAGCGCCTCATCGACCGCGGGTACCCGAGGCGCGCCCTCGTGGAGTGCTCGACGGCGGACGCGCAGGCGTCCGTGGCGATGCTGCTCGACGAGGTTAACGCTGGCACCGTCTCCCACATAGAGTAACCCGCGCTCGACGAGAGCGCGACGAGATCCATCAGGCGAAAGATAGGGAGCAACGGCGGCTTCGGCTTCGGCGACGGCCCCGACTCCATCTCGTGCCCGGTCGAGAGCGCGGCGCTGGCCCTGTGGGCCGCCCGCACGACCCGGCGCGACCCGAAGAGAAAGCAGAGGGCCTGGTAGTGCGCAAGGAGATACCTTCCGACATCGCGTCGGCGAGCGGCCTTAGGCCCGAGGACGCCCAGACCGTGCAGGCGCTCTGCGAGACCTACCGCGCGAAGCTCGCTCGGAACTACCTGCGCCGTGGCTACTACCTGATGCACCAGCGCCCCAAGGAGCTTGGAATCTCGGTGCCCCCGCACCTGCGCACCCTGGAGCAGGTCGTGGGCTGGCCCGCCAAGGCCGTCGACAGCCTCGCCAACCGCTCGCAGTTCGACGGCTTCGTGACCTCCGACGAGGACGCGACCGACGAGCTTTCGCGCATCGTCTCGGCAAACTCCATGAAGCGCCTGTACCGCCAGTCGGTGAAGAGCGAGCTGCAGTGCTGCTGCGCCTTCCTGACCGTCACGGCGGGCGACGAGGGCGAGCCGCCCGTCATCGTGTCGGCGCACCCCGCCACCGCCGCGTCCGCCGTGTGGGACGACCACATGCGCCGCATCGAGGCGGGCATGGTCGTGGTCGACCGCGACCGCAGGCCGCGCCACGGCGAAGAGCCGACGTGGGTGGACGTCTTCACCGACGAGGCCGTCATCCGCATCCGGCGCGACGGAACCACGCGCAACTGGGTTGCCGAGTACGTCTGGCACTCCATGGGCCGTCCGCTCATGGTCCCCATGGCCCACGAGGCGACCCTCGAGCGCCCCTTCGGCAAGTCCCGCATCACGCGCTCCGTGATGAACATAACCGACAACGCCATGCGGGCCTCCGTGCGCTCCGAGATCAGCGCCGAGTTCTTCACCAGCCCGCAGAAGTACCTGATGGGCGCGGACGGCGACGTCCTGGGCGACATGAGCAAGTGGGACGCGTACATCGGCAACATCTTCGCCGTGTCCAAGGACGCGGACGGTGACGTGCCGACCTTCGGGCAGCTCGCCCAGGGCAGCATGCAGCCGCACATCGACTACATGCGCTCGCTCGCCGCCCGCTTCTCGGGCGAGACGAACGTCCCGCTCTCCGAGCTTGGCGTCGTGACCGACAACCCGTCCAGCGCCGAGGCGATCTACGCGGCCAAGGAGGCGCTCGTCATCGACGCGCAGAACCTCAACGCCGACAACGGCGAGGCCCTGCGCGACGTGGCCCTCATGGCCCTCGCCGCCTCGCGCGGCACCGACTACGCGACCGTCGAGGGCGAGGGCCTGGCCGTCCAGGCCAAGTTCAAGAACCCCGCCATGCCCTCCGTGGTCAGCCAGTCCGACGCGATGGTGAAGATGATTAGCGTGCTGCCCTGGCTCGCGGAGTCCGACGTGGCCTTGGAGGAGCTCGGCTTCTCCGACGACCAGATACAGCGCCTGCGCTCAGACCGCGCCCGCGCGCAGTCCCGCGCGCTCGTGCAGGCGGCGGCGCAGCTCCCGGCTGCGCAGTCCGCTTCGACCGAGGCCGCGCAGGGCGTGCCGCCCGTGACGGCAGGTGCTTAGCCGCGAGGCGTTCGACCGCTTCAGCCGCCAAGTGAGCAACCTCGCCGGCGGTGCGGGCGAGTACGTCCGGCGCATGGTGTCCGCTTACCTCAGCCAGAACCCTGACGCGAGCGTGGCCGAGTGCCGCGATTTCGCATGGCAGGTCATGCTCGAGGCCGTCCAGATCTACGGGGACGCATCGGCCACAGCCGCCGCCGACTACTACGACTCGGTCATGAGCGCGGCTGGCAACGGGGCGAAGCCCGCGCTGCTGCACTCCGGCGTGGACGAAGACCAGGCCGAGAGGGTGGCCCGCTACCAGGCGGGGAAGCTCGTAAAGGGCGACCAACTCGGCTTCGCCCGCGAGTGCGCCGCTTACGCGTCAGACGCCACGAGGCAGGCGGCCAACCGGACGATGCTTGGCAACGCCTTGCGCGACGAGGGGCGCGGCGTGCGTTACGCCCGCGTCCCGACCGGGGCGGAGACCTGTACTTTCTGCCGGATGCTGTCCTCGCGCGGCTTCGTGTATCGGTCAAAGGAGAGCGCAAAGCTCTTCGGCCACAACCACCGTGGCTGCAACTGCGAGGTCGTCGTGTCCACCGACGCCGACGGCCTTGAGGGCTACGACCCGGACCGCGAGCGCGACATCTGGCAGAAATACGAGGAGATAGACGCCGACGAGAGCTTGAGCAGGGCCGAGAACGAAGCCGCAAAGCGAGCGGTGCTCGGCTTGAACGCGCCCAAAGACGCCGTCGCGGTTGTCTCCGTGTTCAAACGGCTCGGCGTAACCGAGGCTGAGGTTGATGCGCCGCTTCCGGCGGGCTCGGCATCAGCGTCGTCTACCACGGGAAAATTCAAGTCTTATTCACTCCCGTCTGGAAGACGGTTCCTATTCAAAGCCAACATGGACCCAAGCATGCAGGACATGACGCCGGAAAGGCTGCTCTCTCTTTACGAAAAGGTCCCCGGCCATATCAAAGCCCGCATGCAGAAGGAAATCTATGTTGTCGACTATGCGAACCCGTCAGACGCGTACTGGAAAAAGCGATACCGTAATTTTTCCAGATCATATGCAACAGGCGGGGACGAAATTACCTTATGGGCATATACAGGACACGATGACGCCTATCTTGTAAGGACGCTTTGCCATGAGACGGGCCATCTGGTCGATGCAGAGGAAGCGCCGTCCGGGAAGAACTTCAGCTCCGGCAAAACGTGGGACGATGCGATTACGCTCGATTACAGGCACAGCAAAAAGACCCATCCGACGAAATACGCGGCCAATTCACCGGCTGAAGACTTCGCGGAGTCGGTGGCGCTCTATACTGTCGACAGCGTCGATTTTAGGCGTGATTTTCCGAATCGCGCGACGATTCTCGATAGGTTTTTTGGAGGTGGCGACGGTGCCAACAGCTCAACGAGTCGATGAGCCGACGCCCAACGGCGGCGATTACTCCGAAATCATCTATATGGATGACAACTTCGATGTTGCCGATGAGGACGTCGCCACCAAGTGCGTAATCCGCGAGTGCATGGCCGACGGTTCCATAATTTGCGAAACGTTCGGGACGCTCTCATGAGGCGCGACCTAGACCCCGCGCGTGCGTCGCTTCGATTTGCATTAAAAGAAAATGAGGTGAACCATCCGTGAAGGTCAGGCAATACGACAAGGTGAGGACTTTTGACGGGACTGTCGGCATCCTCGTCGAGGACTTTGGCGACGGATGGTTTCTCCTCGAATACGAAACGCCAGAAGACCCGATTGCGATGAAAGAGGTCGAGCAGGGGCAAATCGTCGAGGTTTTGCAAGGTGCCTGAGCATGAAGCATAGCCTCGATTTTGCGCGAACGGGAGTTAGCCCATGGCGCTAGGTTGGCTCAACACGAGCAGCGATCTTGACAGGCACGGATGGGTTTGCGGCTATTGCGGCCGCGAGGTGGGCGGTTCGGTTGGATACAAACGCGACGACTTCGACCAGGACCGCGCCATATACATCTGCCCGCACTGCGAGAATCCCACGGCTTTTCTCTTCGGGGAATACGGCGAGGTGGAGCAGTTCCCCAAGCCCGTCTTCGGTCGCGAGATAGACGGCCTTCCCGGGTCCGTCGAGCAGCTCTACGGCGAGGTTAGGAGATGCGTCCAATGCGCCTCGTACACTTCCGCTGTGCTCTCCATGCGCAAACTCCTCATGCACGTCGCGGTGGAGCAAAAGGCCGACCCAGGCAAGAGCTTCGCCTATTACGTCTCGTATCTCGACGAGAACCACTGGATTCCGCCGAATGGGCGGGAATGGGTCGACGCCATACGCAAGGCGGGTAACGAGGCTACGCACGAGATAGCGATCTCCTCGGAAGTTGATGCGAAACGCCTGCTCGACTTCACCGAGATGCTGCTCAAGTTTGTGTACGAGTTCCCGAGTAGGTTCAAATAATAGCAAAGAGCAACCACGGCCCCGCGAGGGGCCTTTTTCATGGACATCGGAGGTGCCTCTTGGCAAACGACAACGCGTCACGCGGCGGGGTCGGGTTCCTCACCCTGCTCGGCCTGCTCTTCATCGGCCTCAAGCTCGCGGGCTTCGTCGACTGGGCGTGGTGGGTGGTGCTCGCCCCCATATGGGGCCAGCTCGCCTTCATCGCCCTGCTGTTCGTCGTGCTCGTCATCGCCAAGCTCGTGAAGGACGACTAGGTGCGACGGCCCCGTGGGGTGGGATCCTCCTGGGGTAGCGCCCACGACAGGTCAAAAACGCCCCGGTAGACACGCAACGCCGGGATCTCTGGCGAAACCAGCCGTCCCTCGGGGCGGCTTTTTTCATACACGCCCGCCACGGGCGGCGACCGTGGCAACCACCGCGCCTGCCGGGTCAAGCAGGCTCGCACACGCCCGAGCGGGCGGGAACCTACCGAAAGGAAACGAAATGGCAGACGGAAAGACGGAGTTCGAGCCCATCACCTCGCAGGAGCAGTTCGACCAGGCCATCAAGGCCCGCATCGAGCGCGCCCAGGCAAAGGCCGCCGAGAAGTTCGCCGACTACGACGAGCTCAAGGCCAAGGCCGTGAAGTTCGACGAGGCCGAGGCCGCGCAGATGAGCGACCTCGAGAAGGCCAAGAAGGAGGTCGAGGAGCTGAAGGCCGCCGCCGCCAAGCGCGACGAGGCCGACCGCGTGCGCGACCTCAGGGCCAAGGTCTCCAAGGCCACGGGCGTACCCGACGAGCTCATCAGCGGCGCCGACGAGGAGTCCATGACCGCCTTCGCCAAGTCCGTCGCGGAGTTCGCCAGGAAGCCGAGCGCCCCGGCGCTGAAGGAGTCCGGTAAGTCCGCCTCCGCCAAGCCCGAGGACTCCGGCTTCAGAGAGATCGCCCGCATGCTCGCGGGCGAGAAGTAGCCAACGAAAGGAATGCGCATGGCACTCACAACCGCAAAGATCACACTGCCCACCGACGTGGCCGTCGGCATCGTCAACAAGGCGTCCGACACCTCCACCATCGCCGCGCTCTCCCCGAGCACGCCGATGCTCTTCCGCAACCAGGACTACATGGTCTTCAACCCCGCCTCCGAGGCCGAGGTCGTCGAGGAGGGCGCGAACAAGTCCGCGTACGAGCAGACGCTCACCACCGTCACGGCCAAGCGCGTGAAGCTCCAGACCACCACCCGCGTGACCTCCGAGCTGGAGTGGGCCGACGAGGACAACCGCACGCAGATTGTCGAGTCCATCATCGCCGACCAGGCGGCAGCCTTCGCCCGCGCCCTCGACTACGTGGTCTACCACGCCGTCAACCCCAAGACCGGAGCCGCGCTCACCGGTTACACGGCCCTGTCCGGCACCGCCACGCAGGTGACGGCGACCGGTGATGCCGTGAAGGACATGGACGCCATCGTCGACGCCGTCGCCGCCGACTACGACGTCAACGGCATCGCGCTCTCCAAGACGTTCGCCGCCTCCCTGCGCAAGGTGCGCGTCCCGTCCACCGGGATGCGCCTGTACCCGGAGATTCCGCTGAACCTCCAGCCGGGCACCGTCGAGGGCGTCAAGGCGGCCACCTCCGGCACCGTCTCCGGCGTCAAGGCCACGACCGCCACCAAGGTGCTCGCCTTCGCCGGCGACTTCTCCGTCATCAAGTGGGGCCTCGTGCGCGACATGACCTCCGAGGTCATCCCCTACGGCGACCCCGACGGCGCAGGCGACCTGCAGCGGTCTAACCAGATCGCCTACCGCACAGAGGGCGTCTACGGCTTAGCCGTGCTCGACCCCAAGGCAATCGCGTAGATCGGAAGAGCGTCGTGTAGG